TCTAGGGCAGTTACTTTTGCCTCTAGGGTTTCAATCCGATCCATTGCCTCTTGCAGTGCCTTGACTGCTTTCATGTAGAGGATGGAGTAGTTTACCTGTTTGGTAACTGTTCCCAAATCTTCATTAGTTTGAGGGTCAAGATCAGGACTTTCAAAGACAAGCCCACCCATTCCAGCCACTTCAACCTCTTGCGCAATAACACCAAGTTTATTTGGTGCGTCAAGATTGTCGGCTTTCATGCTGTATTTGCGAACAGTTAGTGCCTTAATGTCATCCCATTGTGAGGAAGCATCAATAATGTTTTCTTTTAGCTTAACGTCAGAAATAGCACCGTAGCTGTTGTTTGCATTAACTACGTTTCCGTTTGAATAAACTGCATACCTAGTCGCACTGGTGTCAGACGCACCATAAAATACGCTAGTAGTGTTGTTTGGAGCAGCACCACTAAATTTTACAAAATGCCCGTAAGGAGCAGAAGATGAGGTTGTGTTTCTTAAGTAGAACGCAAACTGATTGTTTATTGGGCTATCAAAATTCCAAGCAGCATCTCCAGTATCTGCCTTATAAAAAGCCCTAGGATTACCATCCCCATCCGACAGAACGATGTTGTTGCTTGCGGTGCGGATGTCCAAGCCGCCTTGGTTGCCGTCGTAGCCACCGATAATAGTGTTATTGGAGCCTGTCGTGACGTAGTAGCCTGCCCCGTATCCAGAACGACTTCCAACAAATGTATTTTGGTTTCCTGTAGTGTTACGACCAGCATTTGCACCAACAAAAGTACCCATATTTGTTGTTATGGACCTGCCGCTATCTACTCCTACCGCTGTGGTATAAAGACCTGTTGTTGCCGAAATGCCAGCCTCATGTCCAACAAAAGTATTGTGAGTTCCTGTCGTATTCGCATACCCTGCCTGATACCCCACCGCTACATTGTAGGATGCGGTGGTGTTTGACTTCAATGCAAGAACACCTAACGCAGTGTTGTAGTTCCCCGTTGTGTTAGAGGCCGCTGCGCCATTTCCTAATGCTGCATTGCGTGTGCCAGTAGTGTTGGAAACCAAAGCAGCACCTGAAACAGCCGTAACACCGCAACCAACCGCAGTGTTGTCGCTTGCGGTGGTGTTGGAGTATAGGGCGCCTGTCCCAAGTGCAAGGTTATTGCTACCTGTTGTGTTGCTTCTGAAAGCCTCATAACCAAGTATTTGGTTGTTTGTTCCAGTAGTATTACTATACCCCGCCCGATACCCAACAGCAGTGTTGTTGCTGGCAGTGGTGTTGTTTTCAAGTGCTTCACGACCTATGGCAACATTATAAGTACCTGTTGTGTTAAATGCCAACGCTTGATAACCTATCGAAACATTAGAGGCTCCACTTGTTAAGCGGTATAATGTTTCAGCCCCAAGCCCTACATTATGAGAACCAGTTACAACACCAAGGCCAGCAGACAACGCTCCAAGAAAAGTATTAGCAGCGCCAGTAGTAGCGTTTAAACTAGCTTGATAACCAACCGCAGTGTTGTAGCTGGCGGTGGTGTTGGCATCTAAAGCAAAAGACCCCAACGCTACGTTATAAGTGCCAGACGTATTATTTTCTAGGGCAAGATATCCAGATGCAAGGTTATGAGTACCTGTTGTATTGTCATACATTGCAGCGTAACCAACGGCAGTGTTGTTGTCTGCGGTGTTGTTTAAAAGTGCAGTTCGGCCAATGGCTACAAGATTAGCACCAGTAGTATTACTATACCCAGCCTGATACCCAACAGCAGTGTTGTTGTCGGCGGTGGTGTTGGAAGTTAGCGCCGCTGAACCAATGGCAACATTATAAGTACCTGTGGTGTTGGTGTATAATGCTTCATAACCTAAAGCAGAGTTAAACCTTCCTGTTGTATTTCCCCTAAGAGCCTTTGTACCTATGGCAGTAGTAGCATCACCAGTGGTGTTTGTGTAAAGAGATTGATACCCAACAGCAGTGTTGTTGGATGCGGTGGTGTTTGCGGCTAGAGCAGAGTTACCCAAGGCTACATTATAATTACCTGTAGTGGTAGCAAGAGCAGCCTGCCCACCAACAAAAGTGTTAAACGTGCCGCTTGTTAATCCACCGCCCGTTTCAAAACCTACCGCAGTATTCTCCGCTGTGCCGCTTCCCGTAAAGGCGTCCAAAGCATTGTATCCAACAGCCGTGTTTCTAGTGCCTTCAATGTTTGCATACAATGCGTGATACCCAACAGCCGTGTTGTAGCTGGCGGTGGTGTTGGAAGTAAGTGCATTATCACCAAGTGCAGTATTATAATTACCTGTAGTATTTCCTCCAAGTGCAGATTGACCAACTGCGGTTATACTTGTCCCAGTGCTATTATTATAACCAGAATTTCTGCCAAGGAATGTATTTAATGCACCTGTAGTATTACTATAACCCGCCTGATACCCAACAGCTGTGTGGTTGCTGGCGGTGGTGTTTGACTCGAGGGCTTCTCTTCCCAATGCTACGTTTGCACTGCCCGAAGTGTTTGTTACAAGCGCCTGATAACCTACTGCCGTATTGTTTGCGGCAGTGTTTGCTTGAAGCGCATAACTACCAACAGCGGTATTCGCATCAGCTGATATAACTGTACCTAATGCTTGATAACCAATCGCTACGTTCAAACTGCCGGTAGTGTTAGCATCCAGCGAAAGAGAACCTACGGCTGTATTCTGAATTCCTGTGGTGTTCGCTCCAATACTCGACTTGCCAACGGCGGTATTGTTGGAGGCGGTGGTGTTTGATTGTAGTGCAGATCGACCAAGTGCTGTATTATTACCGCCTGTGGTATTTGCATACAAGGCCGCTGCACCTAGAATAGCATTGTCGGAACCTGTAGTGGTACTAAATCCAGAGTTATTACCAATAGCAGTATTACCTGTACCTGACGTATTTTGTGTCAATGATGCACTACCCAACGCAGTGTTATTGCTACCCGTTAGTGAACCATCATCCAAAGCAGCATTACCCAATGCCACGTTGCTTGTACCAGTAGGATAATTCCCGTCCAGTTTGATCGAAGTCGCGTTGAAATCAATCGCTCCAGTAGCGGTGATGCCGTTATCTTTTACAAGCACGCCGTCGATGGTGACACCCGAAGTGGCGGTCTGTTCGTTGATCGTGTCAGTGATGACCTGACCTTCAGATGTGATGTTACCTGTAGCGCCTACAGTGGTGAACGAGCCTGCGGCGGCAGTAGTGCCACCAATAACAGTGTTGTCGATGGTACCCGCGTTGATGTCCGCAGTGGTGAGGACCGCAGAGTTAACAGTCACAACACCAGTAGAATCAGCGATAGCAATAGCAGAGGTGCCATCGTTCGCGTTGACATTAGTGGTTTGGACCAACGGCGTTGTAACAGATGTTGTAACCGTGACAGCGTCACGAAGACCCACGGTCAGTGTTTGACCCGAAGCAGTGGTCTCGATCTCGTTAGCTGTACCCGCAACAGTCAGCGATTGGCTATCGAGGTCAATCGAACCAGTGCCACTATCACCAGCGAAATCCAAGTCTTGTGCGGTAACTTGAGCGTCTACATATGCCTTAATAGACTGCTGTGTAGCCAAGGATGTGGCGCTGTCAGAGGCCATATTGTCCTCGTCAAGGACCGCGGTGACTACCGTGCTGGTACCCAACTGCAGGGATGTGGTGTGTGTCATCGCCTCTACGACGTTTGTGCCGTCGCAGAACAAGAACGTGGTGCGCCCATTAGGGACAAGAATACCCGTACCAGACACAGTTTTTACTGTGATGTTCTGGCCCGCGGCGTTCTTAACGATGTAGATTTTAGAGGCGGCAGGGCAGATAACCGTACCTGCGCCAGTCAGCGCCGTACCTGTGTCCGTTAACTCAAGCATAGCGCAACGCGACTCAGAAGTCGTACCATTTGCTGTTGTCAGCGTATGCGAGTCAGTCGTCCATGTGTCGATAACTGCACGACCTGCGATAGCCTGTTCGACCATCGACGTGATGTTGTCGTTTACTACGTCACCCCATGTACCAGAGAGTTCCCCCTGTACTGGCAGTGCGAGTTTAAGGATCGGTGAATATGCGGTTACCATGTTATGTTCCTCATGCGGCTATATCTTGCCAGTTTGGATTTTGCGTTTCAGATACACCGTCCCACGAAGGAGATTGCGTACTGGCGATAGGAGTCCAATTAGGTGTTTGGTCGTCATCAACTTCGCCCCATACGTTGACGAAACCAATAATTCCCGTAGCTGCAAGCCCAACGACAGGTACATCTGCGTTAGCTGATACGACTACAGTACCAAGTTCTGCGTTCCCTTGCAATCCCGTAACTGGGATTGTAGCCCCGAGTGCGATAAACACGTCACCTATAGCGCCGTCGGCCTCTACGCCTGTGGGTTCTGCAGTAGCGCCCCCTGTGGCGGTTACATCACCTACATCACCTACGGCTTCAACACCTGTGACGGGAACATTAGCGCCAGCCGATACGATAATACCGTCTTTTGCTGCGTTAATTATATCAGTAGAACCATTTGCCCCATCAAAATGAAGTAGCGCTGTGGTGTCGGTATCTAATGGAAAGGCTGTTGTTGGTTCAGTGAAAGACGTGCCCCCGTAACGAGCAACAGTAGACAATCGTGTTTCATCAATATACCCGTTGAAATCACCAAATCCGTTCTTCCCAATAGCAAAAACGCCATCATCTGGGCGGTTTCCAGTAGAACTTGATGCCTCTAACACCCCATTGATGTAAAGCCTGTGAACACTCCCTTCTCTTTCAACAGAGATCATAGTCCAGACGTTCGCGGAAATTCTGGTACTAGATAAGAAGAGTGTTGTTGACCCTGCAACAGTGCCTTGAACCTGATCTCCAATCAAATACACATTAAGCAGAGAGCTTGTACCTGACTGCCACAAACCTTTGTAGCCTGTAACACTTGTCGGACGAATCCACATATCTACTGTGAAATCACCGGAACTTAGATCAATGTTTTCGTCAGATGTTACAAAGTCATCTGTGCCATCAAGCAATAGTGAAGCAGAACCAAACTTAGCTTGAGCTGTTGAAAGCTGGGCAGCACCATCTGCTGTAAATGCAGGTCCATCATAATTTACTGTAGTAGCGCCTACTGCTTCTACACCTGTTGGGAAAATGTTTGCCGTTCCGGTCATAGTGACAGTGCCTAGCGCACCATCGGCTTCTACTCCGGTTACTGGTATCTCTGCGGCGGCGGTAACCGTGACTGTGCCTATTTCACCTACACCGCTGACCGCCTGAACAAGCACGTCTGCTTCGGCGTCTATGCCTACGTCATTTATATGGCCAACAGCTTCAACGCCTGTAACGACGACAACTGCCTCTGCGTCAACAGTGACAGACCCAATAACGCCTTCCGCGGCTACGCCATCAACAGAAACAATAGTTAGGTCAGTACCCCAAGCCGTTTGGCCCCAAGCACCTGATCCCCAACCAATGTATTCTACTGAAGACGCCATTTAGGCACCTTACGGTGTCGCAATACGTACGATAGCGTTCGTAGCGTCTGCTGTTGGGAACTGCACTTGGAAGTCACCCGCTGTAGAAGTTTTATCTGCACCGAAATCCAACACAGCAACGGCAGGGTTAGTACCGCCCACTTTGTAGATCAAAGCGCCACGAGCCGTGATAGTAGCATCGGTCCATGTAGTGTCTGCGAAGTCTAAGAACGCTGTAGTGCCTGAAGAGGCTGGGTTAGCTGCGATAGTAAGAGTGTTACCCCCTGCCGTGTAGCCCGTACCTGACACCTCGTTCGTGACGCTGTACGCCGTCGTAGCGGCGCTTAAATCCGCTGCGCTAGTATACAAAGCGATTTTAAAAGTTTGTGATGTGTCACTGCTAAAATCCATCTCGCCGTCGAGTAGAGCGACTTTGAAGGATGTGCACATTGCCTGTGTAATTGCCATTTCTGTCTCCTTAACTTACTGGCACTCGGAATTGTCCCGAGCGGTATGCGTCTTCACGTAATTTGCCGTCTCCGAGACTCTTCAACAGCGTTATCGCCTGCAAGTACAACTTTTCGTACATTGCAACAATATCTGGTTCGCCCTTCATAAAGCGAATTGCTTCAATCAACGCACCGTTGAGTAGAGCAGAATCAAACTCGTCCCCAAGCCATGTAGTGCCAGCAGTAACGATTGATTGAGGATAGTATCCATAATGCAGCTCTGAGCTGTATGAAGAATCTGGGGTAGGCCCAACGATAAACGTGTTATCATCGAAGTATGCGTAGTGTTTAGGTAGCCCTGTATCCGTAGGATTAGGGTAGGCTTCACGCATGAAATTAACGTCTTTATTCAACAGAAAGTGGTACACGCCACTACCGTCAATGACGGCCAACGAATAGGACCACAGGAAGTCAGATGGCGTAGACAGGTATTTGTTGCTCGCTGTAAGCGTACCCGTCACGTTCCTACGAAGTGCAGGTATCTGCACCGTGTTGTATATTTTCTGTTCAGCCTGCTGTGTGAACATAGCGAGCTGGTCATCTGTAAAAGAGTTTTCACAGATGTCTTCGATGTTAGTTTTCAGCTCGGTATAGTTCATAGCTTACCCCATCGGCCCACGAGCCATAAGACCCTTTGTAGCTGCGCCTGTACCACGAACTTTAATGCCCGTGGTCTTCACACCCTTCATGTCGGGCTTCGGTGCGCCCTTAACAGGTTGAACACCTTTGGCCTTGATGACCTTGGGTTCTTTCATATCAAATACTTTCATCTCATCACTCCTATGATGTAGTTACCGTAACTTGGCCTATAACTCCAGTACCTACTAACGTGTTAGGTGAAAGGCCAAATGGATCGTTGCCGCCACCTACGGGGTTCCAACCCCA